CTTCACCCTTTACATCTAACTGATGCACAGCAAAACACTCAATGTCATCCACGCTACTGTACATGAATCTTACCTGAGCGGTATCTTTATCATCTTTCAGAGAAAAGAATCTTGTTCCACCACCACTTCCATACTTGTCAGCATCATCATACCTAAATCTCATATTATATATTCCTTTCTGCTTTCTGTCGTTCCCACTGTTTTATAGCCGCTTGCCGCAATTTTTCTTTAGTAGCCTCTGATATTACCCTACCTCTTGCGGCGTTACCAATTTTTCTTTTCGTTTCCTCTGAATGTGATTTACAATGATGTGGTTTTCCACCATTTTGATAATATTTTTGCAAGGAAGCACTTATTTTAGCGCGTTCTTCCGCTGTTTTCTTTCTCCCTATATTAGCTTTACCATTCTCACGCATACGTTCTGCACATTTAGACCGCTGTTCATCTGTTAAATTTAATTTAGAGCCTAACTTTAATTTCGATAATTTATCTTTAGTATTTTGTGTATGTTTTCTTCCTGTTGAAGCTAATCGCCTATGCTCTCGCTGTTCATCTGTTAGTGTGTATCCGGATATGCCTTCACCACCATCAGTTAAATTATAACCATAACTCAACCGATTAGACTTAAACAACTCTATTAAAATTTTCTCAATACGAACAGCTTGCTCTAAAGACAAATCAGTAAACAAAACAATATGCTGAAAATTGTCCCAACCGTATTTCTGAATTGCTCTCCAAAATAATACTTGTGTTCTATAACCAACACCAAATTCACCCCAACGAGCATCAACAGCTTGGCAAGTAATACCTATATAAAATTTATTACTGGGAGAAATATGTATATAAGCACTATATCGTTTTAACTTGTATTTTCCATCAGCTTTTCGCATATACAATCTCCTCTACATCCCGCCTCATCATACCTAAATCTTGCCATCTTTCTACCTCTCTTTCTACTGGCTACGATTCATTAAAAAGGTTATCTATACTTGTAAACACTCCAGACAACTCTGCATAATCTCTAAGATTTACATATTTTGTCCGAAATGCTAACAAATCTCTTTTAGCCTGTTCAAACATCTGCTCTGTATAATCTGGTTTTTTAAGAACTGTATCAATTGGAACAAATTCTCTTTCACTTGGCGATTTACGAATAGCTATAAACTGTCTTACAGGCGGTCTTGTATCGTTATCAGACTGACGAACCAATACGATACTCCTAATAATATCTTTTGATTGTGTTAGCCTATACTTCTCTGCGGCAACATCATCACGCCACTCAAAATAATTATGAAGCGGTGTCCCCTCTGCCCTGTTTTCATTGAGAAGATTTTCTGCCGTCAACCCTATCGTATTAGCAACTCTACTGCACTCTTCTCCCGCTGTTTGCGCGTCAATATTTTTCGCAACAAATCCATCACGAAATTTATACTTTGGTGTAAAAGCTGACATATTTACTCCTCTTTACTACTGACTACGTGCTACAACTCAATACCAAAACTCGACTCAACACAACTCGACTTAACATAACACAACTAACTATACCAGACCTCAACTGCCTTAACCCACGCTAACAAAACAAAACCCAGCGTAACGTAACAAAACAAAACCTAACTGCCTTACCTTAACTTAACCCAACTTAACGCAACTTAACAAAACGCTACTAACCAAAACTTACCATAACTGCCTTAACCTAACCTAACTGAACATAACTTACCGTAACTGCCAAACCATGACTCTACATAACATGCGTTACCTTAACGTAACCTAACGCACCTCAAACTTAATCAATGCGTTCTACATTCTCAACATGAAATTTCCCATAAGGGCCATCACGTTCAATACGCCACTCACCGATTCCGTTCATTGCTCCTGCATATTCAATGCCATTCACAATCTGCTCAAACGTAATCTGGGAGTTTACAGTATATTCAACCTCAAGTTTCATCTGCCAGTTATTGAAGTACGGACGATAACGCAGGTCAGATACTTTGCTCACACCGCCAATCTTGACCATATCTTCTACGCACTCAGGCGGTTCAGGAGTAATAATCTCTGCAAGCTGATGTTTACCATATCCTTTAATGAAAAATGCTCCACGAACAAGCATCTGATTAGGAATTGCACCAAGGCGATACAGAGTAGACTGTGTAGCCTGTTTGATGCCAGTAACAGGGAATCCAAACTTTGCGCCGTTCTTCACAGCCTCATAAAAGGACTCTTCTGTATCTTCCGCAGGTCTATCTGTAATCCAATACAGAGCGTCAAGAAACTCAGCAAACGGATTGCGAATATCTTTACCCTTTGTTTTTGTCACCTTCATCTGCTTATCAAGCATTTCCTTTTTTGCTTTTTCTCCCCAGGAATGAACAATAAGCGGAGTATCACCAACAATCGTAATGATATAACGCTCCTTTTTAAGTGGAAGAAGATTAATAGTTTCAGTTTTCTTTGCTGCCATAATGTTTCTCCTTTAAACTACTGACTACGACTTACTGACTACTGCTGTCTCAATAGACTCTAATATAGTATCACATATTCTTTCATATGTCAATACACTATTTGAAGATTTTTTAATTGTTCTTTCGTGCAATCATTTGCGTCTTTACATCCTTTAGGAAAAAAGTATTCTCCTACTATTTTAGTATTCTGCATATTATCCCTTATTCTATCTCTTGCCGCCATACCTCTTTCATCCATATCTGTAGCAAGTATTATTTGTCTACATGGAAGATTTCTAAGTTGCTGAAACTGCAATTCGTTACCAAGACCATTTAATGCTACTGCGTATTTCCCTACTGTCCAAAATGATAGGGCATCTAACATTGACTCTGTTACTATTACTTCACTGGGTATTCCGTCCACATGCCAAAACGGTTGATTTTTCACGCCAGAAAAAGCATATGTATATAACTCATACAATCCATAAAGCGGCTTTTCTACTCCTTCTGGATAATTAAAGAACTTTGTCTTTACACTTCTCCGAGCAATAAACAGACAATTTCCATGAATATCACGCACAGGAAAGGTAATTGCCTGCATATCTCTATCATATCCAATATCAAATAGTTCAATAATTTCATCTGTCATCCCCCTCTTATAAAGATAAGGATGTGTATATCTGTATTTATCTAATTCTTCATCAGATATATAATTATTAGACCTAATAGCCATCCCGTTATTATCGGATGTTTTTTTATTTCTTGAAATATCAAATTTAACATTTCTGTTCTCCTCTCTTGCTGTTGCTGAAAAATTTCTTAAAAGCCACTGCATACCATACATACCACCATCATCTTTTTCAAAACAATGGGATATTACTTCTGGTAAAGAGTGAACCTCACCACATGCAAAACAATGAAGTAAACCATCTTCCTTCCTTATACCAGCTGACGGTTTACGCTCTACGCCATCTGAGTGGTACGGACAAGTTACTTGTATATGAGTAGGGCCGATTTTCATTTTCGCTAAATATCTACTTCCACCTGCATGCAGTTCCATCTGCAATTTAACTAATATATCATGTAACTCACATGCAAAATGTATATCATTTATCTTTATCATTTTAAAACGACTCCTCAGCATCCGAATATTTATGTCTTACCGCACGTACTTTTCTCTCAGTACGCTCTATCGGTTCAGCATCATCCTCAGCTGGAATGTAAATAAAATTTCCTGTGTCTATTTCCCACTGATAATTCAGCTTACCACCAACAGAGCCAAATCTCTGCTTCTTAACTTCCATTTTAAGTACACCGTCTTTTGTCTGTCGTAATGATAATACTTTACTGGCATTATGAGCAATACCATCACTATCTCTAATAGACTCTAAATCGGGCGTACCATCTGAATCATCCTGAGCAACGCCTGTTCTATTTGATTGTACGACAACCAAAACCGGAACATGTAACTCAATAGATAACTCCATCAAATCTTCGCTAATATTTGTAAGCGTAGTGGTCTTATTATCGCCACGCTTATACCGCTCATCGGTCATATATGTTATTCCGTCTATGGCTATTAAATCTAACTTATACTTATCTACCCACTGCCTTAACTTTGAAATTGTTATCTTCTTATCAAAATCAATGGGCGTAGATACAACAAACCGATTCTCTTTATTTTGCTTTAGATTCTCTATATATTCTCTATATTCTGCCTCATCTATTGTATCTCTACCCCACATCAACCCTTTATTTGAAAAATTTTGATGCAGTGTATCAAATCTATAGCCAACACTATTAGCACCCATTTCTGGAGATATGTATCCTACATTGAACCCTATTTCCCAAACATGCGTACATATCTTTTCAAGAACCCAGGACTTACCCTGATTAGTGCGTGCGTAAATAACAAAAAACTCTTCCTCACGCTGTATACCATGAATCAAATTATCTAATTCTTCAAAACCTGTAGTAAAAAACCAATCTTCTTGTTTAGTCTTTCTATCAATAAATTGGTCATATCTACTATTTGCACCGGCTATAATATCTTGACCGCTAACTGTATAATTAGGCCGCAAATCACGAATAGCACGAATCATATATTCTGCGGCGGCATTTGCATCTGTATTAAGTAACTCTGCCACATGATTCATTATAGGCACAGCTTGATGAAACAAATGTTCCTCACGTATTCCATCTATAAGATACTTATCAGATTCAGTTACCTCTACAAGTTCAATATCCGGAAATCTTGATAAAAATGTAGCTTTATCTGGAATATTTCCATATTGCTTTTTATGGTCTTGTATGTATGTATATTGCTCTTCATATCCCTTAAAATAATCAATAGTTAACAGATTATTTTCTAAGATGGAATCATCATGCGTATCAAGTATTTTGGAAATTATTTGTAGAGCAATCACGCTTCTCTCCAATCTTTACTTTTTATCTCAACTCTTGTTGACAAGTTCCAAATTCTACTCGCAAGTCTGTCGCCAAGACTTTTGCTTAATTCTTCATGTGATACTAAGTTACCAGTATAAATATTAGCTTTTTCATCAGCAATTCTCTGGTCAATAATAAGAAGTAGTTGACCTCTATCATAATCTGATAATTTCACACTTGCAATATCATCCCACACAACTAAATCTGCATTTACTATTTGTTCTTTATAAAGACGCAAAGCAGTTGGATTTTCAAACTCTTTTATCTTATCTAAAAATAATGGGACATAAATAAATTTTCCCCTAACTCTAAATCCATTTCCAGACCAAATCTGGTCAAAATATCTGAGTAATAATTTTATCGACCAACTTGTTTTACCGTTTCCTGTATACTGACTATAAATATAAAGCGATTCACCATTATTCACAAAATTAACAATATCTAAACGTATTTCATCTAAGAAATTAAATACTGCATAATCCCCAGACTGCGGCGATAATTTAGGAGATATTTGTCTGCTCTTTGATAAACCGCTGTTATCCATAAGATATTTCATCTCATAGTATCTGATACAGCCTGTACAATCATCTAATACACATGCTTTATTATACCAGCACTCTTGACGATTTATCAAAATACCACCTTCTTCCCTTGTGCGGCCATCTTAGCTAAAAATTCTCTATCAGCTTCTTTTTCTTCTTCTGTTCGTGTTGTACTCTTTACTCCGCTCTCCCACGGCTTACTTTTTGCGCTACTGTAATTACTCGGCTCGTAAAATGATAAATAACCTCTTTCAAGACTATACTGTATAACTTGCTCATATTTACTAATATCATCAACACACAAATTCGCCAACTTATTAAGCATACCTTTCCACATATTAGTATATAAGGGTTTATCTTTTACAGATAGTCTAAAATTAAGATAGTCTATAAGCTGTTCTCGTATATGACCCCAACAACTAAAATCATAGCTGTCTATAAGTTGAACGCATTTAGTATACAGGTTTGGCTTTTTAGTAGGCTTCTTATTTCCAAACGAAAAATCCTGTAATACTTCTTTAGAAGTATTCTTATTTACTTCTTTGCTATTTGCTATATTATTGTTTAAACTCAGTTGTATACCCCCGTTAAACTCAGTTGTATAGTATGAAACAAACTTCACATTATTTTCTGTTCTTTCCTCTTTTATAATAAGACCCGCATCTATTAAATTTTTAAGATTTTTCATAATGCCTTGTTTAGTAGCACCGCACCAATCTGCAAGGTATTGTAAACTGCCTGTAAATTTTTGACTCTCTGTTTGCGAAAAACCATAAATAATTGCGTACACCATTAAATCGTTTCCCTTTAATTTAAGTTCTGTACGCATCCAACCCTGTATTACTATAAAATTTTCTGACCGCATAAAAATCCCCTATAAACAAAAAAGCTACTATCTCTGGTGCAAGCAAAGATAGTAGCCTTATTGTAGCCACATGATA